GGGCGTCGAATTCGAAGAAGGCCTCCTGGGGGCAATGGATGACATGATTTTCCGCATGGTAGAGGCCGGCCCACCACCGTGGGTTGATGGAGACCACCACGCCGCGGTCGTCAACCGACCAGGGCCGGTCATAGAGGCGCTCCAGGCGTTCCAGGATTTCCGGGGAGGCGATTTCCGCGCCAGAAGATCCCTGGGCAATTTTCATGGGGACAGATAGAGGAGGCGCGGAATGGTCCCCAGATCCGGTCGGCGCCAGCCCGGGAGGCGCACGGGCTGGACCGCAGAGAATAAGGCCGGATCGCATCCCAGGGCCGGCAGAAGGAGACGCAAGTCGACCAGGTCCGTGGCGCACGGGAAATCGAACCACCCATGGAGCGAGCGGCCCCCGGAATGGACGATGGCGCGGAGCTTCAGGCCGGCTTTTGAAAGCCAGCGGAGAATTGCCCCCTGACTCGGGAGATCCAGGCCGTCCGATTCCACCACCAGGAAGCGCCGGGCGCGGACATACGATTGCGTGCGCCGGTATTCCCCGGGCTTGAAGGAGGACGTGCAAATCCGCGGACCCGGGGGGAGGCGATCCGCGGCGAGCCATTCCTCCGCGGTTCGGAAATGATCTCGGTGCCAGGGCCGGCCGGAATCGCATAAATGGCCGATCCAGACCGTATCCCGCGGGCGAAAGAGGCGCAGAAGGCCGGCCGATTGATCCGCGAGCGCCTTGGGGATGGGCGCCGGCGAATCGGCCGGCATATCCGCGGGATCCCAGGGATGGGCTAAGATCTGGGGGCAGAGCAATTCCACGTCCTCGATGAGCGAGACGCGCCGGCGCCGGCTGGCCGGCCGCTGCTCGACCCGGACCACGCCGGGTGCCCGATAATCGCCCACCGCGCGCTCGCCAGCGATGGCCCAGACAAGGCTACGGTGATGGCGGTCTCCCGGATGAGCGACGCAAGCAAAGGCGCCGGATGGAAAAACGCGAAGGTGCACGCCGCGCCCATCCCCCCCGGCTTGGTGACAGACCGGGCATTGAGCGGTAAAGCCCCCATCCGCGAGCGGTCGAACATGCGCCAGGCGATCCCGGGACAGGGGCATTGATGGGCGCCAGGAATTACAAAAGGGTGGGCTGCGGTTCGGCCTCAATTGCCCCAGGAGCGGCCGCTGGCGCCGGCATGCAAGATTGACCGGGGGGCGCTTTCAAAATGGCGCTACGGGGCGCCGGGCGCGCCGGATCGGACATTGGCCGGCAGGGCGAGAGGCGTTGGTAGAATTCAATGGCCTGGGGCGAAACAAAGGCGCCGGAAGGCCATTCTTTAAGCGAGAGGCCTTCCAAGGTCCGGACCCGCGAGAGCGCCACATACGTTTGACCCGGCTCCCGGGCGGAGCGGATATCGATATGGGCGCGATCGATCGTCATTCCCTGCGCCTTGTGGATCGTGAGAGCCCAGGCCAGGCGGAGCGGGAGTTGACGGAATTCCGGCCCCCCATGATCCGGCCGGAGATGGCTCCAGGAATAGGAATGGGGGCTGACCCGGACCAGGTGCCCCCCTTCAGACAATTGGAGGAGGACCGCGCCCGGATCGCCGTCCCCGGGGGCTGTAATTTCCACCACGGTCGCCAGAGCGCCATTGACCACGTAGAGCTCCAGGCCGTCCTCCAGGAGATACGTTTTATTGACCAGGTGCATCACGAGAGCGCCCACCTTCAGGACCAGGGTGGCCGGCGCCAAAATATTTTTGGCGAGCGTGGCGACGGCCTCCGGGGATCCGCGGGTTTCGGCCTCGAAAGTAACCGGAGGCGCCTCGATATCGGAAAGCATGAGTTGACACCACTTATTGACAGCCAGGTTGTGCGTCAGGAGGCGCGGCGTATCGCGGGAAGGATTCTCCAGGACCCGGGCGCGCAAGACCAGGACCTGGGGCGCGGAGAGGAGGCCGACCCGGACGGCCGCAAGGGCTTTGATAAAGGCCTGGTCGGATTGCCGGCGGATCGTTTCCAGGAGGATCGTTTTGTCGATGCATTGCCAGGCCTCGGTTTTGAAAGCCCAATCGTAAGGCCGGCGAGGATCCTTCCGGACGGGGGAAAGCTGCAGGAAATCGCCGACGAAAATTATCTGACAGCCCCCGAAGGGGCGCTGGTCGGAGCGGAGGAGCCGGAACCAATGATCGAGAAAGGAGAGGATCCGGCCGGGGAGCATGGAAACCTCATCGATGAGGACGCATTGAGCATTGCGGACCCGAGACTCGGCGCGGCGCGCGGCCGCATAGGGGCGCGCCAGGAGCCGGGCGGAGCAATCTTCAAAATCCTCCCCATCATGAGGACCCAGGTCGATGCCGGCCCATGAATGAATCGTGGAGCCCCCCACCAGGATTGCGGCGACGCCCGTGGAGGCCGTGACCGCCAGGCGGAGACCGCGCTCCTTGCGTTCGCGAATGAAGATCCGGGTGAGATAGGATTTCCCGACCCCCCCGGCGCCCGTCAGGAATACGTTGGATCCACCATGAGCCCAGATCAGGAAGCGCTCCTCATCGGTCACGGTCATTTCTGGCAAGGGATCATTCATGGGGCGCGCTACCAGGCATCAGGTGCCCGAATACATTCCGAACGCGTGCCCAATTAGCCTCGGCGCGCAACAATCTGGCCTTGGCAATTTCGAGCGCCTTCCGGGCGCAAGCTTCGCAACAATATTCCCGGCGCCCATTGAGCGGCCCATGCCAGTAGGCATCCAAGCTGCCGCACTCACAAGGGATCGCGCGCGGCCGCGAATAATAGACTCCACGTCTCATCGGTCGTCCGGAGGATGGCACTGCTCATCGTCCTCTTCTTCGCAATCCGGACAGCCCGGACACTCAGCCTCTCCGTGCCAATGGCAGACGCAGAAATCCCCGCCACAATAACAGAGGATCGTCCGGTAGCCTTCGCATCGCCTGGGGAGCGGCGCGTAGTAGGGATTTTCCACGCCGCACCAGCAACGGTTGACTCTCACGTTTCCTTGGTCGCCGGCGTTCGCCCGGAATAGAAACGGTCCTGCTCCTCTTCGGTTCGTTTGATGAAAGCCATGAGCTCCGTGACCACCGCTGGCTCCAGGTGAATCGTGTTCGATGGAGCAAGCCCATTTTCCGTGGTCAGGGTAATCATGAAGCCATTGAATGAGGCGTAAACGCTGTCACCGAGATATTCTTTTTTAGGCATAGGTTTTTCCTTTTCTTAGTACGGAACATCATCCTCCTCATCCTCCCCGGCGCCGGCCTCATCCTCCTTGGCAAATTTCTTTTTGTATTGGCGGAGCGCACTAGAGAGCCGGCGATCGTCGGCCGAAGGTTTTTCGAGCTTTTCAAAATCCCGTTCCAGCCATCCGCCAATGAGCTTCTCGATATCTTCGCGAGAGAGATCCGCGAGCTCCTGGCCTTTATATTTCCCGACATGGACTTTGATTTTGCCAGGATGCGTCACGCCATCGGGCGATTGAGTAGGCTTCGGCCGATCCCCTTTTGATCCCCCGGACGTGCGCCGGAATTCCGATTGGCGCTCGTGCGGTTCCTCCTCATCGCGATCCTTCACGCGGACATAATCGCCGGACGGCAAGATTTCATCCTCAATCCGTTTGACGTAACAGATCCGCGCGAACACGCCGCGGTCGTTTTCATCATGCTCCACCTCCATTTTCACCGAGACTCCCATGAGCTCTTCGGTTTCAAAACCGGCCGAGAGCTCATCCTTGGTGAATTTGCGCCCCAGGAGCTTTTCGGCGAAGGGGCGAAAATTCGATTTTTCATGGGTAGAAGCCGTAAAATTCCGGCTCCGGATCATGTAGCGCTTCCCGTCGTCCATTTCGGTTTCGAGCTCGAACACGATTTGAAAAACCTCGCGCGGCCCCCAATCGCCTTGGACCGTTTTTAACGGCGTCACGTCCACCACCACGCCGCGGTGATCGCCGACCGGCGCTGGTTTGAATTCCGTCTTGGGAGTAATGACCATTGAGAGAAAGTAGGGTAGGGGTTTAGGGGTTAGGGGTTAGGACAGAGAGAAATTCCTCAAAGGAGCGGATGACATGCACCTCGTGACCCAGGGTTTGCAGGATCATGAGCCAGGCCTCCTGCTCCAGGCGGAGCCGGCCGTGGAGGGTTTTAACCTCCAGCCAAAGCGTCCGCGCGCCCGGCAAAGCAATGATGAAATCCGGCGTCCCCAGGGAAACGGTCGTGGCCCGATCCATCCGCGAATGCACCACCCGGAGACCGCGCCGGCGACATTCGGCCAGGATGGCGTCGTGGATGGCGCGCTCCTTGGGGACCTGGCGCCGGGAGCCCGGCCGCCCCCCAGCGGGCGCCACCGGCCGAAGCGCCGGCCGGCGCGCGAGCAAAGCCTCGTATTCCACCAGGGAGAGGCGTGGCATGGGGGGGGGCTATTCGGGCTTCGAATCGCCATTGCCAGGAGGCACGTCCGCGGCCGGCGCCTCCATCCGGAAGGCCGTCGATGCAATTTCCATAGCGATCTCAGCCGTGACGGGATCGGCCGTGGCGACCAGGCGCAGGATCCGCTCGGCGAGCCGGCCGGCTTTGCGCTGGCGATCCAGGTGCTCAAAGCGCAGAAGGAGCTCCGCTTGCCTTGGCCCGCGGATTTTAATAGGGGGGGCGGAGGGAGGGGGAGTGGATGTCTGGGATCGAGGCATGAGGCGTTGTGGGGTTAGGTTTTGGGGGCAGAGATTCAAGGATGAGCCGGCATCGATCCGGGTTGATCGCATCACGGCAAGCCAGGAGGCCGAACCGAACGGCGGCGTCCAGATCCAGGAGATATTCGGCCGCGCGCCGGGCGCGCTCCCATTCCTCCGGCGTTTCCGGCAGGGGAGGATTGAAGGGATTCACCAGGTGATAAAGGGTCGGCCGACCACAATAAGGATGGCGTTGATGAGGACCAGGACGGCCAGAATAGCCAGAATCACCTTCCCCACCCGATTAAACGGTTCCGGGACCTTGCAGTAATCCAAGAGCCAATTGAGAAGCCACCAGATAATCCCGGCGACCACCACCCAGACAACGGCCGTGACGATGGATCGGCCGCTAATCGCGGCCAGGATGAGCGTGGTGTTCATGGGATCGGATTAGAAGGAGAGCAGCCGGCGTCCTCATTTCCAGGCGCACCTATAACGCCAGGGGGATCTCCGCAGTTGTCCGCGTGACCGCGGGGAGGATCGCCGGCCGCAGAGCGCAAGGGATTCCACGGTTTACCATCCGCGCCATAGCCCCCGGGATGGGGGATCACGGAGCGGCGATCGCGCCAGGGCGCGCTGCGGAATGGATAGCGCCGGCGCCGAGCGCGTTGGGGTTTGGGATCGGGATTCATAGGGAAAAAGCAAATCATCCAATTGCCTAGAGACCGCTCCGGGGAGAGGATTCCCTACTCTTTAGCCGGCAATCCCGGCGCGATTCCTAAGCCATTTTTCTACGGAAGGACGGTGATAATAGCAGACCCCACCGCCACCGGCCGCGCGTTCATTGACCTTGAAGGTTCGGATCTTCGCGGCGCGAAACCACCGCCTCACGGCCCAATGAGTAGGGACGGGGTTAAAATATTTCGGCAGGATTTCCTCGATGATGACCTTAAGGGTGACCATCCGAGCCGAATCCGATTCTGCCCCGCAAACGGCGGAGCCAGGGGGCGGCGCAGTCATACCGGGATGAAGGCAGGATTGAACGCCACCCAAAGAAGGAGCGCCGCGATCCTGAGAGTGACCACGAGCGCGCCGGGCGCCAATCTTTTGTCCAGGTTCGTGGGGAGGCCGGCGATGACCACGTCCAAGAATTCACCGATCGGCATTCCGCAATTATTAGCGCTCCGGTAGAGGGAGCGCTTGGATTCGGGGACCAGCGTCGTATGAAGGCCGGCCTTTTTGACGGACAATTTGCGTCGAGCCATGGCTTAGGGGAGGGGAGAACGAAACCCAGGGAGGAGAGATTTTATGGGGCGGATCGTTGAGGCTCTTATATCTGGGCATATTATGTCCATGGCAAGCGGGGATTGCCTCGTGGGCATATTGTGAACATAAAATGGCAAGCAAACGCCTCCGAACGAATTCGGGTGCCAACATCCCGCAATGCCCAGACCCAAGCGGCGCTTCCCCGCGCCTATCCATCTTAATCTCAACTGGGATTTCCGCGCTTGCTTGGACGAAATCGCCGAGCGCACCAATAAGCCTTACACCGAGCTCATTGAGGAGCTCATCCGCGCGCGGTACGGGCGCGTTCTAGGAAAGATTCGCGCGAAAGGACGACCACCCGACCCGCCTTCGCCTCCGCCATCTTTGCCCGCGCCAGGAGGCGCTCATGGCGATCAGGGTGGAGCGCCCAAAAGACGGCCGTCTCCTCGGAGGACACGCGCCCCTGGTAATGCTTTTTAATGATCGCCTCCGAATTGCCGGCCCATTCGGCGACCCGACCGTAGGAGCCTTCCAGCCGGAAGGCGTGCGAAATGGCCGTATGGCGCAGGACGTCGTGCGGCCATTTTTCCAGACAGCGCGCCTTCTTTCGGAGCTCATCCCAAAGGAGCCGGGATTTTTGAGGATCGCGCGTGGCCCCCGGGCAGAGCCGGAGCCAGGCGACGGCCGTGGGATGGAGAAACACCGTCCGCGGATCGCCCGTTTTGGTTTGGGCGCCTTCCAGGCGGAGCTCGCCGTCGTCCAGATTGACCTGGCCGGCGCGAACCCGGATGGCCTCAGCCGGCCGGAGTCCACCGAAAAGCCCCAGGACTACGAAGCGCAAAAATTTGCCCCCGCGAAAGCGCCGCGCGGCCACCAGGAGGCGCCGGACTTGAGCAAGGGAGAAGATCTCGGGCTCACCCGATTCTCCTTCCTCAATCGGGATGAGCGCCGTCGTCGCGGGATTGGAGGAGAGCCACCGGCGAGAGCGCTCCATGCACCAGGTGCAAAAGCGGGAGATGACACGCCGGACGTTGTTCCGCGTGACCGCGCCCGGCCACCGCTTCACCAGGGTGGCCTCGATCGATTCGGGCGTGAGCTGGTCCACCCGGACGTTGGCCGATTCGGCGACAAAGGAAGCCATGAAAGATTTGATGGTGGGCTTGGTTTTGGCCCGAAGGGGACAGGTGGCGAGATCGAGCCAGGCGTCGTAGGCTTTCCAGGCATCATCCAGGGTGGGGACATTGGATTTATGGAGCGCCACCTTGCGCGCATGGGAGAGCCAATGGTCGACGGCTTTCGTGAGCTCGGCCGGATCTTCCAGCCGGGCAAAAGCCGATTCGGCCAGGCGGAGCTCCGGGATGGAGAGATGCGTGGGGCGCAGGGTGGCAAGCTGCTGAAGCCCTAGCCATTGACTTTCGAGCTCCGTGGCCCGCGCCTGAGCGACCAGGGGGTCGCGGAAATTTTCCCGGACTCTGGTTCCGTCGCGTTGGATGCCGGAGACGCGCCACACCTTGCCCCCGGAAGGATTTTCAAACTCGGTGATTCGGAATCGGGCGCGGGGGGAGAGATCTTGTTTCATCGGGGGCAGAATTGCCAAAGGCGCCAAAGGATACGGTAGGCATTTTACTTTGGCAAACGATTGGCAAATCTCCAAATGACCCGTTTTCATTGGCAATCCGGCGAGGGAAAATGTGCTCCGGAGCCGAAGGTTGTGGGTTCAAGCCCCGCCCCGCGTACCAGCAAAAAGCCCAGAAAAAGCGAGATTTGCAGGGGTTTTCCACCAAACTGAACGAAAGAGCATGTCAAGACCTTTTGCAACAATTGATGCCTTTGGCAAAGGTTTGGCAAATCCGGGCAAATTCTGGCAAATCCGGCAAAGGGGGTTTTGTAGGGTGATTTCCCGACAAGCCCCCCCGGTGATTGCCCGAATTCCCACCGGAGACCGGCCGGCCGATCATTCCCAAAAGAGACCATGAGCCAGCCCACCACGAGAGAACCGAACGTCCTCGGCGTTTCCATCTTCGCCGCGATCATCCTGGGCGCGAGCGTCTGGGGGATTCATTCCATGATCCGAGACGCCGGCGAGCGATCGATTGCCCATCCCCCGGAGACGGCCGGCGATGAGACAAAGAGCGCCCCGTACCAGGAAGGCCTGGAGGCCGGTTTCCAGGTCGGCCTGGGGGAGAGGACCGCGGGAAACCAGAAGCGCCTGACCTGGGCGCGCGAGGAAGGCCACCGGCGCGGCGAGCCCGTTTTCGCCCGGGGATTCGCGGCCGGATATCTCCTGGGCTGGGACCGGGCTGACCGCGAAATCCCCCGGCCGATCCGTTAGAGCTTCCCGGGCTTCCGCAGGATGTAGGAGGCGAACACCGGCGTATCGGAGACCACGCCGGCGTGAGCGCCCACCGCCCAAACGTATTTATTGCCCCCGGCGATCGGGATTGAGACCGCGGCGCCATTGACGAGCGACCAGGAGCCCGGATCGGCCGGAGGATTCGGCTGAGGCTTGGTGACCTTATAGCGGATCGAATCGTACCCAGCCGCTACCAGGACCATTGAATTCATGCTCGGCCAATAATACCCGGACGGAGGATCAAAGGTGACCGTGGCGCCCCCACCGCCAGCGGCCGGGATCCGGACAATTTGCCAAAGCGAAATCGTCTCGTGCTCGGCCGAATCTTGAGCCGAGACCTGGAGCGTATAAACGCCTTCCGCGGAGAAGGTGAGGGTTTGATTGAAGCGGCGCGAATCGGTTTGCGGGAAGGTTTCGTCCAAATGGGTCACCACCGGATCACTGCCGCGGCGCGAGACCACCGAGAGCCGGACCAGATCGCCCCCGACGTCGGTCACCATTAGGTCAATGGCGATCTGCCCGGAGGCGTTCGTATCGGCCGGGTTGGACACGGGCGCTGTCCAAGCGATTTTCGGGTAGACGCTATAAGCCAGGGGGAGGAAGAAGCCCCGCTCCGGGATCGGCGTGGAATCGTCTTCGGCATAGCGCGTAAAGGCGACCATCCGAATCCGGCCCTCGTCGGTATTGCGGGCGAGATTCGAAATGACCGGATGAGTCCAGGGCGCCACATTGACAAGGGGGACAATCCACCCGCGCGTGCCCACCGGCCAATCGCGGAGATCGGAGCCTTTGCGGGACCGGAGGACCGAATAAAACCAGGTGTCGGCCGGCGCCGGAGGCTCAGGCGCGGCGACGGCGCGAGCGATGACCGAAAGGAATTCGATCACCGGCAGGTTATTTTCGATCACCACCCGGCCACTGCCGTCAAGCTGCGCCAGGATCGCCAGGAGGACGTCCCTATTGGCTTCCCCGATATCATCCGGCGTCCGGCCGGCCAGGTAGGCGTCGGGACCATCCGGCCCTTTGACGAGCCGAAGGGTGGCCTCCGTGCTCAAGGGATTCATGGCCTCCATGAGCTCGACCTCGACGGCGAAGCCCGTTTGATCCCCCAGGCGCGTGAAGGAATTAGGATCGGAGGCCGGCGCCACATAGAGCCGAAAGCCCACCGCGTCGGCTTGCGGGCGCGCGGCCAGGACCGCCACCGCTGAATCCAATTCCCAACCTTCGGTCGACAAGGGGACCACCAGGGCGTCGAGGATCGGAGCCGAGACGAGCCCCGTTTCCGCGGCCGGGATCCATGCGGGAATATAGGGTATAGCTTCGGCCAGGGTATCAGCCCGGAGCGTGAGGGAGACCGATCCTTCCCGCGGTTCGCGGCGCTCAATCACGATGGAGGATTGAGCGAGCGCGGAGCCCCCGGGCTCCGGCTCCACGTCGACCAGGACCTTGCTCCCAATTTGCATTTGATCGGCCGAAGCGGAGCGCACCTGAACATTGATCGTGGAGACCGGCCGGCCGGCGCGGACCAGGTAACGGGCGGCGATGGCCGCGGCCTGGCCTTCGCGCGTGATCCATGGGAGATCGAGCTCCTGCCGATTCGGTTCGCCGCGGAGATGGCGCGCCAGGATGTTGTCGATTTTTTGGCCGGCTTCTTTCCATCGGCGATCCCGGTCGATGAAGCGCGTGAAAACTCCGGTCGGAACATCAGACCACCCCCCGGAGCGGAGGACCGTGGAGCGCGTGCAGAAGCGCGCGTCGATCACGGGAAGGCCGGCCGGGACCTCACCCAGATCGAGGATCCGGACGGCGAGGAATCCGTTTTCATCCCAATAAAGCGCCAATTCCGTGAGCTCCAGGACGGCGCCAATCCTGCCGCGGATATCCCCCGTGTCGGCCAGGAGGCAGGAGAGCGCCATCCGGGCGCGGCGATCCGGGTCGTTCCAGACCCAGGCCGCGGCGTCGATCCAGGATTGAGCATCGAAGATCTCCTCGGGCTGCTCCAAGCCCATAAGGCCGACGATCCACTCGGCCATGACGGCGACCGGATTAATCTGGCCGTCATCGATCCCGGCCGGCAGGAGGAATGAGGGAGGCCTGGGCTTGCGCCAAACCACCACCTCAACGTTGGGCGCCGCGGATCGTTCCCGGCCAAACAGGAAGCGGTGAAAAACAACGTAGCAGAATCCCCGGTAAGGAGGATGATTCGGCCCTAGCTCCGGATTGGCTGGTTGATTTTGCGTGCCCCAATAGATCCGAAGGTACCCGTTCTTATCATGAAGCCATTTAGGGTCGACGGGTTGGAGATCCGTGGAATCACCGGAGGCGGCGAGGCCTCCAGCGGGGGCGGCGAAGATCTCCTTCCCGTCGACCAGAACTGCGTGGATCCCATCCACCGGCCCCCAGGCGACTAGGCCGGCGATGGTTCCGAAGTAATCGTAGGTTTTGGCGCTGCCGGATTCTTTTCCCCCGCCCATAAAGGCCTCCTACTTTTTGCCAGGACGCTCGTCCTTGGCTTGGACAGAGAACACCGAAACGGGGGGGCTAATCCACCGGAGCGCGATAGCGCGCGTCCCAGCCAGGAAGGGGACCGGGACGGCCTCCTGCATGGTGGCGACCGATTCAGGCTCAAGGGGCATATCGTCCGTTTCACCCAGGTCCTGGGATCCTTTGGAGCTCATGAGGGATTGCCGGCTATGAAGATTTCCACGTCCCGACCGATGAGGCGCGGGCGCCAGGCGCCGGCCATGCGTTTCATCCAGACCGGCTGCAGACAGGGAGAGATCCGCGCCCCCAGGTTTTCGACGGAGGAAACCACCCGCCCCCCGGAAAGGAGGACCGCAAGGTGGTGGATGCAATGGCCCAGGCGAAAGCCCAGGAGATCCCCCGGCTCGATGGCGTCGAGCGCCGCGACCCGTTCAAACCAATTCCGACCTTCGCCCCGATCGAGCCACTCCTCCATGACGCTATGATTTTGAGCCCGGGACCAGCCCACCGGCGCCATGGGGATATCCATGTCCGGGAGCCAGCCGGCGTCCCGATAGACGACAAAGGCGAGCATGTGGCAGGAGACACCGGCGCCTTTGACCGCGGAGCGCTCGCAAAACGGCGTGCCTTCCCATTCTTTCGCCGCGGCCTCCAAGCGACTAATTGCAACCGGGGACTTCATCGGCGTTCCAGAAGATGCCGGTCCAATTTCCGCGCCACGATGGCCGCGAGATCCGGCCGCACCATGGCCTCAAGATCCATGGTGCTTTGCACCACGAGCTGGCGCGAATAAGCGGTGGCCGACCCATAGCGCTTGGCGACCGGAGCGGCGCCGGCTTTCCGGAGGAAGGGAAGGGCGGCGCCAGCCTTCAGGAGCCAGGAGAAAAGACCGCGGCGTGAAGTTTTCATGAATCCTATTTTTTTCCGCCACCGGACGGTTTGCCGATTGGCTGCACGATCGGGTTGGTGGCCGGAATTTCAGGGAAACCACCGAACCGGGTAAAGTTATTGAATTTGCCGGCCGGATTCCCGGTGGAATTCCAGAGCTTACAGGTGGCCGCGCGCCCATCGCATCCGGGGATGAGCGTGACCGTTTGCCCCACCAGGACCTGGGGGGAGAGGACCCGGTCGAGATCGAGCGTGATCGAGCCGGAGTCGATGGCCGTGCTCCTGGAAATGAAGGAGGCCGATTGACGATCCCCCCGCGCGATGACCCCCAGGGCGAACCAATCGGCAAAGCCGAAGCCTTGAGGGATCGAGCCCCCGGCCGGTGGCTCGATCGAATTGACCGTGACCTTCGCGCCAGAGACCGCGGAGACATTTGCAGAGAAGCGCCAGGCTTCCCGATCCAGGCCGCATCCGACCCCATACACGTCCCAATTACAGACCGTTTCCATGAGGATCGTGGGAATAGCGCGATCAAAGAGACTAGAGGCGCCGGCCGCCGTCGCTTGGAGGAATGGCCCGTCGAATTCCACGCTTCGCACCTGGCCCGAAAAGACCCGGCGCGGATTGATCCCTTGCGTCCCCTGCGGTTCGCAAACTTCGACCACGAGCCTCACGGCCGTATCGAGCCGGCCGGGGAGGAAAGCGGCCAATGGACAGGCTTCCCACCAGCGGAGGCTCAAAGAGATTTCGTCCCGATCGAGCCGGATCGTTTGCCGGATTTCGGAATGATCGCATGGGCGAGAAACGAAAGCTTGGCTTTGCACCACCAGGTCCCGTTCAAAGGACGTGAAGCGATCCACCGAGACCACCCCACCGCGGTCGGTTTCCATGGTATAAAGCCAGGCGCGATCCAGGAGCCGGCCGATGGTGGCGCCGCGGACCTCCTCCGATGGCAAGACGTCCTCACCGGCGACTTCGCGCCAGGCGATCCGCGCCTCGGCGATCGCCTGCGTATGGAAAAGGAGCTCCGCGGTCGCGCGCGCATGGCGCGCGAGCATGAGCGGGAAAAGGACGGCCTCGTCCTTTTCCCAGGCGCGAGCCAGGGGCGCGGCCATGGTGACCACGTTCCCGGCCACCCCAGAGATCCGGCCCACCTCGGAGATCCCAAAGGAATTCTGGATCCGGAGAGAGAGCTCCGGCGCCAGGCCGGCGCCGGAGACCACGGGAAGGGTGGTGGCGCCAGCGGCGACGTCGGCGGAAAGGCGCGTAGGCGCGGCCAGGGATGGCGTCCAATGGCCTCCGGCATTGCCCCCCTGCAGGACCCACCAGGCGAAGAAATCAGCGGCCTGAGAGGCCGTAGAGAGCGTTACCAGGCCTTCCACGGGGCGCTCGGCTTCTTGCGGATAGATGGCCGGCGCCGTTTCCCGGCCCGGACCCAGGTCCCGGCGTTCGGCGTCAATATCCGCGGTGGCCGATCGGGTGGCGTCCGTCCAATTGACCGGCCAGGGAAAAACAGGCGGCGTCGATCCATCGGGGAGAGCCGGCCCGGGCGCGAACGTGGTCGAGGGAGGCACGAGCGCATAAACGGCCGGCCCATCTTCCCGGACGGAGAAGGCGACCCGGAACAATTCCGGCGTAAGGGCGCTCGATTCCGGGAGCCGGAGGAAGGAGCCCCAGAGCGCCGGCGCGATCCAATCCCAGAGCAAGGGATCCCCGATCGCGGAGCCAATGGCCCACTCGGAGGCATCGTTGCGCCAGGCGACAAAGAGCCCCCCCACAAGGGGCGTGGCCGTAAATTCCGTGCAGACCGCCATAGGCCAAACGGGGGCGATGATGGGCGCCCCCAGATATTGCTGCAGACCCGCCAGGAGAGACTGCGCTTGATCGGCCCGGAGGACCGATTGCCAATCCATTTCCGCGCGGAGCGTGGCGCCTTCGGCGCGCCGGCTTTCCCGGCCAGTAAGCCCGCGCTCGATCGAGACCGGGACCGTGAGGCGGAGCGTGGGTTGAGCGACCCAGTCGGCCGGATGATCCACGAGCCAGGCCGGGAGGCCGTCGACCGTCACGCTACGCATGAGGCGTCCTCCAGCCGGCCCGGGACATGGCGTCAATGGCGATGGCCTCGATATCGTCCCGGCTTGCGGCGATCCAGGCGCGGCGATCCAAAAAGACGTTCAGCTTTTGATTGAGCGTGCGCCCCCCGGTCGAGGGATCCGACCCCTGCGAGGAAGGCGCCATGCCAGCGGCCGCGGCCTCAAACCAATCGAGCCCCAGGCGCGAGACCGATGAGGCCGGCACCACGTACTCGCCTCGATGCACCACGCCAGCGGGCGCCTTGCGCGGCCCGGCGCCCGTAAAGCCCCCGGATTCGAAGGAGCCAAGAGCGGCCATTGCCGCCAGGAGGCCGGCGATTCCGACCGCGGCCGCGACCCCCCATGAGGAGATTGAGTCCATGAGCGCCACCGGCGCCTTGGCGGCGAGCTCCCCGGCCGCGGCCGTCTTTTCGACGGAGCTCACCAGGAGCCGGCCGACGATCCACTCGGCGAACATTCGGGCGATGGCGTCCACAACGGAATTGAGGATCCCGCTGGCGATGGAGCGGAGCGCTTGCCCCCAGGTCATCGTCATGGAAAGGAGACCGCGGATTCCACCGGCGATCGAATCCACCGCGCCCCCGATAAAGGTGGACATGGCGCGGCCGACGATCTGCGCCGACGTCCCTAACTGCATCATCGCCTCCTGGATCCCGGCGACGATCCCCAACCGGCCCCCGCCCATTTGCGCTTCAAGCGCCGCGCGCGCGCGGAATTCATCGAATTGAGCCTGGGTACCACCCGGGTAGGTGGATTCGAATTGGCGCCGGCGTTCTTTCGCCTGATCTTCGTAAATCTTTTGGATTTCCTTTTCGATTTCACGCCTCTGAGTCCGCGCCGTCAGTAGAGCTTTTTCGGCTTTCAAAGCGTCTTGATCCGCCACGCCTTTTGCTTCGGCCAAATTAAATTCTTCGCGCCGAACCTCCTCCAATTCCATCGCGATCGAAAGCTGACGTTGGAGGACGAAATTGCGGCGCTCGTCAGTCTCGGCAAAACGCAATTCAGCCTCGGCCCATTCCCGCTCCATTTCCAACCGCTCCGCACGAGTAACGGATTCAGGCGTCGAGAGGCCTCCTCCTCCAGACACCTCCTCAAAGAGATTGTCCTCCGGCCGATCCTTGGCCTCCTCCTGGAAATCCGCCAGGGCTTGCCGGGCGGTATTGATTTGATCCGAGAGCTCCCGGCCCCATTCGCCACCGAGCCAGCCGGGCGGAACAAACCAGGTTAAAAACTCCAGCCATTCAAGCTTCAGATAAAGGACCGCGCGCGTGAGATGCGTTTCGATCGTTTCGCCGGCGACCGTCACCTGGTTTAAAAATTTGCCGATCTCCCACCCGGCGATTGCCGCGCCCAATCCCAGGAAGGCCGTCGAGAGCGCGCCCACGATCGTGATGAGGCGCGTCCCCGGCCCCATAAAGACCCGGATGGCGGCCGTCCCATCCGTGACCACCGCTTTCCAGAAGATCCGCCCCTGCGTAATCGCATTGGCAAAATTGGTCCCCGTCACCAGGACAAAGAGCGCGCGCAAGGGATCGATAATGAAACGGATCCCGCGGGCGATGGCCGGCCCGAGCATGGCGGCGCCGATGGCGCTCAAGCCCACCGCGACCTTGCCAAGATTATTCCCCACCGCTTCCCCCACCGCGCCCCCCAGATCATTAAAGAAGCGAATCACGTTAGGATGCTTCGCGGAAAATTCATCGATGGCCGCGCTCGCCCGGTCGATGCCATCAGCGAGGCGCTGCCAGAAGCGCTCCGTGCCCCCGGTGAGGAGCCGGCCGAAGGATTCCTCCAATTCCCCCAGGGAGACCACGAGGCGAGCCAGCCCACCTTTGGCGCCGAATTCGGCCGCGGCCTGACCACCGAAAGCGGCCTGCATTTTTTGCATGAGCTCGGTGGTGTTGCGCGCCCGGATATTGATTCGATCGAGTTTGATCTCCTCACCATCGAGCGCGCGCGCAACCTGCTTGGCCGCGGTGGTGGCGTCGGTCCCCATGGCCGCGGCGAGATCGAGCACGAGCGGCGTCAAGCGCTTCACCACGTCGGCCTGGGCGCCGAAGGAAAGGAGGATCCGCTGCACGGCCAGGACCGATTCGTCAGAGACCCCCGTGAGGCGCTGCAGGGCTTGAGCCTGCTCGATGAATTCGGCGGTGGTGGCGTTGGCCGATTGGCCGGTGGAAATCAGGGAGCGCCCCAATTGCGTCACGGCGACACTCGACTCTTGCGCCGCCTTGAAGAAGCGAGAGAGCGCCGCGCCACTGAAAACCGCGGCGCCAATTTGCGCCCAATGGGAGAGCGCGGAGGATCCGGATTGAAGCTGCTTATTAAAGCGCTCCATGGCCTCGGAGCTTCGGCGGAAATGGGAGACGAGCGCCTGCGCGCCCGTGACGGCTACCTTAATGGAAACCGCATTTTCGCTAACGTTCGCCATGGGATCCTCCTTGCGCGCTGCCGGCGAATGATTCCAGGCGGCGCGCCAATTTTTGCCAAAGCCGATTGCCTTCTTTGGTTTGAACGCCAGCGGCCGCGGCGTACCAGACCTGGCCTTCCAGGAGCGCCTGGGCGGAGCGGCGTTTTTCGAAAGCGTCCATAAGGAGCGTGAGCCAGGCCGGCGACTCGGCCAGGACCTGGAGGCGCGTCATTCCCGTGACCGCACAGGCGGTGGCGCAGAAATCCGCGATGGAGACGGCGCCGGCGCGGGCGGCGCCGGAGGAGCCTCCGGTTCCTCCAGAGCGCGGTTGATGAATTTCTCCATTGCCCCCGGAAGGATCCGGTCCTGGCGCGCCGCCAGGCGCCGGTACCAACGTGCGAAAAAATCCGCATTGATCCGGTCACCTTCCACCACCACGCGCTCCTGGGAGTCGGGATCGAGCGAATCAAACCAGGCGCGATCCCGGCCGGAATAGAAGCAAGCCAGGGTCGGCTCATTCCCCTGCGCCAGGAGAAGCTGCTCACATTGACCGATAGAGACCTGGCGCAAATGGATTGACTCAAGGGATCCATCCAGGTGCGTCACCTGGATCTCGGCGCCCCCCTTCAAGGTTTCCAGGGGAGAAGGTCCATTGGATTCATTCATGGCAGGGGGGGGGAGATTTCCACAATTCGGTTGGTTCCATGGATGGAGCGATCCTCCGTGACCACCGAATCCCGCGCGATAATAAGTTTGCAGGAAACGAGCACGAGCGCGGCGACACAAGTAGCCAGGAAAAGGACCGCGGAAATAATTCGGCCGCGCATCATCCGGGATATTCCCCCTCGATCATTTCAAGACGCATGAGCTCCTGCAGGGCGCCCGGATCCCCCTTGCCCCAATCGATGCCGGCGACCGGGAGCTTCGCCACCGTCACGGGCTCATCTTGCTGCATGAGCTGGTCGTTGATCCGCTTCTCAAGGGCGGCGATTTCCTCGGGCTTCGATTCGCCATTCCGTTCTTCGGCGAGAGTTTTATTGTAGGCATCCCGGACCCCATCGATCACGCGCGTGAGCTCCGCGATATTTCGGTGGCACCGATAAGCGGCCAGGCCGGAGCTAGCTTTATCCCGCGCCAGGATGGAGAGGACGTTGTGGAGGGAATAGATATTCTGAGTTTTCTTAATGGAGGACCGTC